AGTTTTGTAATACTTGCGATTGACCTAACTTCCGTAGTATTTTCACCACGCAAAGTGTGACCGTTTGAGGATACAATCCAACTTTTGGCAGTAATCTCGGTACCAGCAAAACAATTCAATGCCAATAATAAAGTAAGTGACGCAATAATTTTCTTCATGTATTTTTATTCCACCAAGACACAGCCAAAGCAATCAACAAATAAACCAAAACTGTTGTGCCTGCCGTTAATAAGTTAATCAATAATGTTGCGAATGTTAGTCCCTGTTTTAATAACCAATCTAATATTTCTTTTAACATTAACGTCCTATGTATTGTTTAGGTAAAGCGTCTATTCTTCGTTGTTCTTCTGTCTTTGGAATCCAACCATCACCTAAGTGAGGATATTTTTTTATTCTATCTTCAACTAACATTGCAAAAGAAAAACTAATCGTAGCCACCATAACAAGTACACTTATACCCCAAGCAATTTCTATTCTTAATCTTTGTAATCTCTTTTTTCTTCTAATAGCATCAAGCTGTTCCTGCTTCATTTTTTTAGCAATCGCAGCTGTCTGTTCTTTAGTGATTTTTTCCATCATTTCAGAAACATCACTATACAATGCACCAAGTTCTGGTGGTGATTGATAAACTAATAATTCACGGAGTTCAACACCCATTTGTTCCAGTTTCTTACGCATCACAACACGTTGCAATGCACGTTTACCGATTGATGATTCACCATCATAAACTTCTTGTGCTCTTGCTTCTTCTTGTTCAAAAATAGCAATACACTTGGCATAATTTTCAAAATAAACAGATAAGTGTTCCGCAATCTGGTCGTAGGCATCCCCAGGATCAGATTGATTCAATTTCTTGATTCGTTCTTTTTCCTCAATAAACTGTTTCTTTTGTTCAACAGTCGCAGGTTTTTCCGGTGGGTGAAGTTTTTTGAACTGTTCATCAAGGTCTTTGAGAACGTCTTTGACCTCACCGGCCGCACCTTTAATATCTTTATACAGCTTGCAACCGGCTTTTACGGCAGAAACCGCACCGTTTGCAAGCGCAAATAATGTGAATGGATCCATAATTCAGGGAAAATGATGTTGTCAGATATGGTAAACAACGCACGGACATCTTGCATGTCCAGACAAAATCATATATAATCTACTACTATTTATGAATTTTTGACAAGGATCAATATGAAAGTCATGGCACTTAAACTAGTTACCGGCGAAGAAATCATCGGTCAACACTCCACCACACCAGAAGGTCGTATACAAATGACCGGACCAGTTACCCTAAGAATGTTTCCCTCACAAATTGCCGGCGGCCAACCTTCCATGGGTTTTCAACCATTTCCAGCATTAGCAAGCATGGATAAGGTATCGACAGTATTTTTGGAACCTTTACATGTGGTTTATGCGTATGAACCAGATGAACCGTTGGTTGAAGAATATAAACGCATGTTTTCTGGTGAAGGTTCTCCACAAATCATCACAGGTTAATTAATGGATTTTTACACTAATGTACAAAACTTCGGTAATGGTATTCTTTACCGTGGATTTATGGATGGCAAGCGTGTCAAACAACGCATCGACTATTCACCGTCTTTATACATACCAACAAAGAAACCCACCCAATACAAATCTTTGGATGGTACACCATTAGAACGCAAAAAGTTTGACGATATCAACGAAGCAAAAGACTTCTTCAAAAAGTATGATGGCATTCCTGGTATGCCTAAGATTTACGGCAACACCAGATATGCGTATGCATTTATTGCAGACCAACATCCAGACATGATTGAATGGGACATGGAAAAAATCTCTATCGGTATTGTCGATATTGAGGTTGGTTCAGAAAATGGTTTCCCTGATCCATATCAAGCGAATGAACCAATTACAGCCATTGCAATTACATATCTAAACGGACCAACATATGTGTTTGGTTGTGGTGATTATATTACTCAAGGTGATGAGATTTATGTGAAGTGCAAAGATGAATATTCACTTTGCAAACAATTCTTGGAACTATGGATTCAAAAATGTCCTGATGTTATCACCGGTTGGAACACCAAGTTCTTTGATATTCCCTATCTTGTGAATCGTTTTCGTAAAATTCTTGGTGAAGATTTGACCAAGAAGTTGTCACCATGGAATTTTATTACAGAACGCAAGACTATTATCAATGGTCGACAAATGATTGCGTATGGTTTTGTTGGTGTCGAATCACTTGATTATATTGAACTCTACAAATGGTATGCGCCGGGTGGCAAGTCACAAGAATCTTATCGTTTAGATAACATTGCACAAGTTGAACTCGGTGAAGGCAAGATTTCATATGATGAGTATGATAACCTACATCAACTGTATCGTTTGAATTATCAGAAATTTATTGAATACAACATCAAAGACGTTAAGTTGATTTTGAAGTTGGAAGATAAGTTGAAGTTGTTGGAACTGGCACTCACCTTGGCCTATGACACCAAGTGCAACTATGAAGATGTGTTTGCACAGACCCGTATGTGGGATTCAATGACTTATTCCTATTTGTTCAACAAAGGCATCATTGTACCACCTCGTGAAGTGCAGGATAAAGATTCGGCATTTGAAGGCGCATATGTGAAAGAACCACAAGTTGGTGCTCACAGATGGGTTGCATCGTTTGACTTGAACAGTTTGTATCCACACTTGATGATGCAATACAATATCAGTCCAGAAACATTGATTGAACCAGAAAATTACACACAAGAAATGCGTGATATTCTTTCACAAGGTGTAAGTGTTGATAAATTGTTGTCTAAGACCGTTGATTTGTCAAATCTGGATGGTGTGACCATTACACCAAACGGACAATTCTTCCGTACGGACATGCAAGGTTTCTTGCCTAAGATGATGGAAGAAATGTATGAAGACCGTAAGAAGTTTAAGAAGTTAATGCTTCAGGCAAAACAGGAGTATGAAAATGAAAAAGACACAAGCAAAAAATACGACATTGAAAAACGAATCGCAAGATACGACAACCTACAACTCGCAAAGAAGGTATCACTTAATTCCGCCTACGGTGCTTTGGGAAGCCAGTATTTTAGGTTTTATGACCTACGCATGGCTCTGGGAGTCACTACAGCAGGCCAACTCTCGATTCGTTGGATCGAAGGCAAAATAAATGAATACATGAACAAATTGGTTGGTACAGAAGGAGTTGATTATGTTATTGCGTCCGATACTGACTCAATCTATCTTAAGCTTGGTCCTCTTATGGACAAGTTTGTTCAAGACCAATCTGATACTTCTCGGATCATCACCATCATGGATAAAATCTGCGAGGATAAACTTCAACCTTTTATTGATAAGGCTTATACTGAACTTGCTCAATACGTTAACGCTTATGCTCAAAAGATGCAAATGAAACGTGAAGGTTTGTCCGACAAAGGTGTATGGACTGCCAAGAAGCGTTACATTCTAAATGTGTATAACAACGAAGGCGTGCAGTATGCCGAACCTAAGATTAAAGTCATGGGTTTGGAAATGATTAAGTCATCAACACCATCTGCCATCCGTGAAAAGATGTGGAAATCTGTTAAGTTAATGATGACTGGTACCGAATCTGATGTGCAAGACTTTATTGCCGAATTTAGAAAAGAATTTAAAACATTACCACCAGAAGAAATATCTTTTCCTCGTGGACTGAATGGCTTAAATAATTATTCCGATTCGGTAACATTGTACAAAAAAGGCACACCAATTCATGTGCGTGGTGCTATCATGTATAACCACCATCTAAAACTGATGGGTTTGGAAAAGAAATACCCAAAAATACAAGAAGGTGAAAAGATTAAATTCACCTATTTGAAACTACCAAATCATTTCAAAGAAGATGTGGTATCTTTCCCATCCAGAATTCCTAAAGAATTTGGGCTTGACGAGGTTATTGATTATGATGTACAATTCGATAAAGCGTTTCTGGAACCAATTAAGGTTATTTTAAACTGTATGGGTTGGAAAACAGAAAAAACTAATTCTTTGGAAGACTTTTTCGGATGACACTATTAACATTTCTGACAGCACTGGCTTTGTCTGGTGTTGCAGCTTACTATTCAGTTATTGGATTGGCAGCAATCTTTCCAGGTTCATTCTGGCCAATTATCATTATGGGTTCGGTACTTGAAGGTGCCAAACTCGTAACGGTATCTTGGTTGTATAGAAACTGGAAAGAAGCACATGTTGGTATGAAAGTATACCTGACGGCAGCATCAGTTATTCTGATGTTGATTACCAGTATGGGTATCTTTGGTTATTTGTCCAAGGCACACTTGGAACATTCTGCTGATACAGCACCATTGGCTGCCAAGGTGCAGTTGCTTGATGAAAAGATTAGAGTTGCAAAAGGAAATTTAGATGATAACCGCAAGATTATTAAACAGATGGATGAGATGGTCGACCAAACTATGGGCCGCAGCAGCGATGAAAAAGGTATCGCTAACTCCGTGGTCATACGAAGGTCGCAACAAAAGGAACGCAGTAGAATCCAGGCTGAGAACGAAGCCTACCAGAAAACAATTTCTCAACTCACTGAAGAAAAGTTCCCGTTACAGAATGAGTTACAGAAAGTGGAAAGCGATTTCGGTCCAATTAAATACGTGGCCGAACTAGTTTACGGTTCTGGTGAAACAGACATTATTGATAAGGCTGTTCGCCTTGTTATTATGTTGATTATGGTTGTATTTGATCCGTTGGCAGTATTGTTATTGATTGCAGCCAATATGTCAATGGCAGAGAAAAAACCTGTACGAAACAAAGTATGGGACGATTTTATGAAAGGTCAACCAACAGAACTGGTCAGAGAACCTGAA